AGCTGAAGAGCAAGAACTTCTATTATTCAGACAAGCCCCACTACCTATCTCTATAACAACTGCTATTTGCGATACAGCAGAAGCTATGATGATCGCTTCTAAACCTATTATCAAAGTTGCTCCTATTATCCATCCTTATAATGACGAAACCACAGACCGTTCTAAAAAAGTATCTGCTATATATAACTATTTGATACAAAAGTCTTGGTATGATAGTTTAGGTGCATTACAATATGATCGAGTAGTTAGAGATTATACTAATGTCGGGCATGGACTTTTTTATGTAGTCCCTCGTAATGAATATGGTGAATTTACTGTAGATATCAAACATCTTGGGTGGCGATATTTCTATCCTCATCCACTTACTAAATCCCCATTTTACGATGATTCTGATAATATGATAATTTCTATGGAGTTATCTAAGATAGCTGCATATAAATTTGTACGTGCGATTGAGACTGATTTAACGATGGAGCAATTTGAGAAGGACTGGGTACAAGATGCACCAAGACCCTTCAGAGCGTTAAATCAACGCTATCAAACGAAAGTAAGAGGACAAGAGAGTATCCTCTTTATGCAGAAGTTACAACTCGAAGAACAATTTGTTTATGCTGTTATACCTTTACAGTCCGATATTAATTATAAGTCTGCTGAAGTTGGTTATAAGATATACACTGAAATGTCCCCAGAATTAAAGAAATTAGAATCTGAGGGTAGAGTTAAAATAACTCAACAGCGTAGATTAGTATTAACTGAATATACATCTGTTGGTGCATTAGGTTATAAAGTAGTATATCCTATATCTACTTATAATGTAGTTCCACTTGTTTATGATCATCGTGATACACCTTATCCATTGGGTCGGGTATGGTATCTATATCCATTACAACGTGCATTAAATAAATTCATTATGGTTGCTATACTTAATGGCAGTATGATGAACTCGATGCGATTATTATATGAAGAAGATAGTATAACTAATGTGGATGAATGGAAGCGTAATTTTGCTACTCCAGGTGCAATGTTAGCGTGGAAACAAGTAGTACCTGGATTTACTAAACCACCGCAGATTCTTGAATCTAAACCACTTACAGATGCTTGGTTACAATTTCCTAAGTATCTATCATATATAATGGAATATATCTCTGGTATCTTCGGTGTTATGATGGGAGATAGTAGAGATACTCCAGATGTATTTTCTACAGTAGCTTCTCTTCAGTCGGCTGGTGGTCAGAAAATGAAAAGACGACTTGCACAAGCTGATGCTACTCTGTCTATGGTAGGGAAGGTCACAGCAGAATTTTATAGAGAATATGCACCACCTAATGGTTTTGCCACTGTTATCAATGATAATGGAGAGATGCAAGAACCACAGAAATATAATGTGTTAAAAAATGTAACTGATAATAAAGGTTTAGTGCAAGTAGTTATTGACCCAGATACTGATTTAAGTGTAGGTTTCAGAGAAGTTCGATTTACCACTCAATCATCTAATGGATTCGAGAGTGGCACAGAAGCTGCATTACTCACCAATCTCGCTACACAGTTGAAAGTTCCACAGTTATTGCCACTTATCTTAAAGCGCATTAATATACCCGATGTTGATAAAATTATTGGGCAACTTGATCAAGTTAATCAGCAGACTGCCACTATCGAAGAAATGGGAAAACAAATTAAAGAACTTGATCAGAAAACAAAGATACTTGCTAATCAAGTAGTGCAGAAAGGTATGGAAACTGAAGTAGCTAAATTTGCAGCAAAGATGAAGGGTGGTATGTCCATAGAAGAACCACAATCAACCGAAGAATCATTACAACAATAAAAGGATATTTATGTTAGACCCAGTAGTACCAACTGAAGAAGTTGTTAAAGAAACAGTACCAGCAGAAGCAATACCAAAGTTTGAAAGTGGGATGACCAGAGCCATTAATAGAACTATGAACAAACCATCCAATGGTATAAGTACGACTGAAGTTAAATCTCCAAGTGGAGAAATTAAGACTTATGATTATTCATTTTTCAAAGATTTAGGAGATGATGATTATAAGAAATACGAGCCGTTAAAGATTACAGATGAAAGTTCTTATTACGAGATACTTCAACACCGTAATGAGATGAAAAAGAATCAGAGATTATTGTCAGAACGTGATAAAGAATTAGGGCAATTAAGAGGGCAGAAACCTGATGAAAGACTTGCAAAGCATCAAGAATTTTTTGATGGGTTGAAGAAAGATTTCAAAGGTACTTATAGTAGATTTCAGAAAGATTTTGATTTACCTGATTTCCAATATGTTGAGAATCAATCGGCTGGCAATAGTGTGCAGGAACGATTACAACAGTTTCAAGAAGTAGAACTAACACCTAACATTGAGAAGAAATTCAAATTAGAAGACGGTACATTTGTTTATGATGCTAACGAAGCATACAAAGCAGGTACACCTTCTTATGAATATAGGTTACAAACAGACAAGTATGAAAAAGGTTTGACTTCAGAATATGAAACAAATCTTACAAAACAGCAGAACTTGCTGTCCAAAGTTCGAGAGCAGACAGATGCTGATATGAAATTTTTAAGGGAAGGTTATTTCCCGAATAGTGATTATGAATCACCAGAGAAAGCTGATGAGGCATTTGTTGCTTATCTATCTGAATTAGATAAGATACAAGCACAAATTAGTACAGGTGATTTTAATCCAGAGCAGAATCCTTTTGCGTTGAGAAATATTTTTAGAGGTGTTCATCATGACAGTTTATTAAAAACTGCTCTTGAGAAACAAGCCAAAGATATTCATTCTCAATATAGTGCTAAGGGATTATATCTGCCGAATAATGAATTACCAACTGACCCGACTAAGTTGAAGGGCAATATTCCACCGCCTAATGGTAGTGATTATAAAGGTGATGGTAAATTTAGCCCGATGCATAGACGAATTAAACAAAGTTTTAATCAGTAAGGAGATACTCTAATGGCAGGAACAGATAGTGCCGTTTATCGGGGTTTTTATGATACCCCACAAATACAGGATAGATTAAGGATGTATGCTCAAGATGGCGAATTGTTCAAGTATTTCGCATTAAGGCAAGTTAATCCTCTTTCTATTCTTACAGTTATTTCAGAGAAACTCGGTACAGTGCCAGCCCAGATGTTAACAGACTGGAGATTTCGTTACCAAGAATTTGATGAATTAGCTTATTCATATTTACTTGATGCAGCGTCAGCACGACCAGCTTCTGGTTCTCTGATTGACTACCTCAAGGTTACAAACAATTTCGCAGCTGGTCTGAATACCAACCATCGTTTGATGGCAGCAGGTACATTTGTAACAGCTGCTCCTACTGCTCATACTCACGTAACAGCAGCTTTCTCAACGACTACTGCTTATAATGAGATTGTAAAAGTAACAAGTATTGGTGAACCAGATAGTGCTTTTGAAGGTAATGTTGCAGCTTCTGGTTATACTTGGGTTAAGATTAAAAGATGTCATCCGATTGCATCTATCACAGGTCAGATGATTGCTATTCCAACAGCTACTAAAGTTATTATCGTCAATTCTGTTGCGAAAACAAATCAACGACCAAATCCACCAGTTAGTTCTAATGGTAAATATCTTGAGAATGTTATCCAGATTACTCGTGAATCATATGGTATTGGTGAACATCTTGCTCAAGGTGGCGGTATCAAAACATTCTTAATGGAGAATGGAGATGCTCAATTAGATTTGAATTTCACTCTTAATGAGACACGTTTGATGAAAACTATTGAGAAAGCAATCTTGATGGGTAAACGTAGTGCCATTGAAAGTGGCAACGAATCTGAATATGAGACAGGCGGTATCGTTGAATTTATTCCTGCAGCCAACTACGTTAATATGGGTGGTGTTCCTAATGTCAGCAAGATTAATGATATGGTAAGTTCGATGCTTGATACATCGGGTGTAAGAGAACTTTACTTATTTGGTGGTTCTACATTTACAAAAGCATTAGCTTCTGCTTATGAGAACAAACGTGGCTTCGGAGAAAATACCGAATTATCAGTTAAATACGGTTTGAAAGTAAGTGAAATTACTGGTACTGGTCGTGATGGTATTATCTATTATATTAATGCTCCTATTCTTTCAGAATTAGGAATGGATAGTCAGGCATTAGGTCTTAATCTTACCGAACAGAATTATGGTGAGAAAGGCAAATACGGTGCTTTCCAGATTGGCGAGAAAGTTGCTATGTCAGATTTACCTGAAGGTTGCAAATCTTACGAAGAAAATTCTGGTTTCAAAGGTATCTGGAGAGAAATGTACTACGCATTCGGTCTTGTCAGACGTTTGGCAGAAACCCATTTCCGAGTTTATGGAATATCATAAGGAGAACAAAAAATGGCTACTCAATTATCTTTTGGCAGATTTCCTCTGATTAATGAAGCATCTAAAAATGAAGGAGATCGACCAGGAACATTAACACTGGAATATTTTGAAATTTCTACTACTATTGCTACTAATGAATCCACAGTAGAAGTTCCAACTACTCTTGGTGAGGTTTTTGGTGTCTTGCCTATTTTTAATATAGCTGCAGCTACTGATCCAACTGATTCTTATTCATTATTGACAGATGGTGTTATATCATCAGGCGCAGTCACAGTAATGACAAAATCAGTTGATATCGCTGATGGTGCTATCACAATTAAAGGATTTCTGGTTGGTAAGAAAGCTGAAACAGTCCTTTCATTAGGATAAGGAGAATTAAATGGCAATCACAATTAGAGAACAAGTCGGCAAATCTACAGCGTTATTAGCCGATGTGAGAAATGCTGGTGCTCCTTATTTTGAGAAAAATGTATTTATATATACTCATCGTTATGTTGTTGTCACAGATTATGCAGCTACTGATGTATTGACAATACAGTTCGATGGTGCATTAGAAATACTATTCTGTCAATGTAAGGAAGTTCTCGCAGCAACTGACACAGACTTAAATGCTACAAGAGCAGATATTTCTGGTCGTGTTGGTAAACAAATAGTTACTGGCGCTACTAATGGTTCTTCGTTAGCAGTAGAAATATTAGTAGTAGTAAGGGTATAATCAATGACCTTCGGAAACTTTATATTAAGTTTGCGGGAGAGATTAAATGATATGCGGAAGTACAATACTTCCGCTATCACTCTTATCACAGAAGATGGAATAAGATGGACTTCAGCAAAACTTATAGAAATAGCTAATTCATCTTTAGCACAGACCTATCGTTTATTAACTGTCTATTCTAAAAGTCCAGTGGTTGAACAACTTGCACCATTAATTGGTGCGATTGCAACTGCGAATGTGACTATAACTTCTGGTGTAGGAAGTATGCCTACTGATGCTATGTATGTAATTGAATTAATAGATGCTTCTAATAATTCTTATGCTTATATTAAACCAGAAAAATATTTACTTTATAAAGGTATGGGCAAGCAACCACTAAATGAAGGATTTTTCTATACTACTTTATTCACAGCAGGTGGTCCAACTGTTCGTAGTATATATACATTACCAGCAACAAGTTTCACAGCAACAGTGAACTATCTATTATGCAAAGTTAATTATGCCAACACAGATGGTGCTGCTGTATTGTCTCTATCTAATATGGATGATTTATTACTCGACATTGCTGAAAGAGAAGCAAGAGACAGAGAACATAACTGGGAGAGAAGTAAAATTTTAGATGCACGAATTGCAATTAAATTAGGTATTAACATAGGAGGAAATTGAAATGCCAATGTATAGTTCAAGAAATATTTTAGCTAAAGATATTATAGGATGGGCACAAGAACTTGCAGCAGTTGAAGAGGCTCGACTTGCACTGAATGCTCTTGGTAGAACTTACTATAATATGGCTGTTGCAGAGATTTATAGTCTATTAGGTTATCTGGACACTGAAGCATTATTACAAAAAATGGTAGTAACTCTTACTTCTGGTTCGGGTAAATATTATACTATTGATTTATTAACTGGTGGGACTGCTGCAATGGTTGGTTCTGGTAGTCTTGTAGTTGGATTAAGATATCGTATTAATGTTATAGGTACTGGTAATTTTCTGAATGTAGGTGCTTCCTCAAATGCAGCCGGTATTGAATTTGTTGCTATCGGGACTACTCCTACTGCCTGGACTGGTGCAACTTTACAAGTATTACCTCTTTATAATTATGATAAAATAGTAAGTCTTGAGATTACTAATAATTCAGGTGCCGCTGGATTACAAGCATTCGCATTACCGATAGCTGAATTTTTAAGGCATAAAGCTAATATAACAACTACTCCATTAGGTGCGTTACACCCTTATGAAGAATCAGCAATTTATAGCATCCAAGATTATGTTATTCATATTTTATTTGGTATATCAATCACAATAGCTACTCCAGCAGCAACACTATATTATACTCGTCAACCAATGATATTAAATGAAGCTAATTTTTCTTCAGCTTATATGGATTTGCCCGATAAATATGCTGGATTACTTGCCAATCGAATTGCTGCTTTTGCGGAAATGCGTCAAGGTATTTCTGATAAATCTATGGCAGTTGTCAATCAAAGTTACCAACAGATGGGTGCAACAGTTGATCCACAGTTAAGAGCGAAAATAATGGAATCATTCCAATTCAAGCCAACTTTTACTCCTAATGAACAATCCCAATCTCGATATGGAGGATAATAATGGCTTATGGAACTTATCAAGGTATTGTAAATGCGATAGCAGATAATCTTGGGAAACCCGATCAATCATCTTTGTGGCTTCGTATTGTTAAAGATGATATTTACACAGAAATGTGTAAGATATATCGTAAAATTCAACCTATTAAAGCTGAATATACTACTTCAGTTTTATCTACTTCTTCAGCAATAACTTCTGGTACTTTGACTGCGGGCAAACGATATACCATTACTACTTATGTCTCTAATGATGATTTTACAAATGTAGGCGCATCATCTAATGCAACAGGAATTACATTTATTGCTACTGGTACTACACCTACCGAATGGTTGCATGGTTCTACTTTAACACCCGATTGCCAGAACATTGCGTTACCTTCAGATTTTTTTCTACCATTAGAAGTATTATTCTATAATACTGATGGTAATAGATATCCTTGTAAAGAATTGCAGAAAGAAGAATATGCCAGATGGAATCCTAATGTTACATTAGCTACAACTTCTTTTAATGACATTGTTACACAAGCTACTCCCTTCCCAATCATATATTCTCAAGAGAATGCGGATTATGATGGACTTATAGGTTATTGTTTTCCAGATACTAACCCTAAAGTGTTAGACTGGAAACCTGCTATAACTGGTTCAGTTAAAATATTTTACGCAGTATATCCAGCAAGTACGATAAGTGCATTAACGG